TAACGACGGCGATTACGGCTCATGCCCGGCGGTACACGCCGAGATGAACGCCATGTTGTCGGCATCACGCTCTGAGATGATCGGCGCGACATTATACTTGGCAGGCGTCGACCTCGAGACAGGCGAGCGCATCCCGCCTGATGAGATCTCACCATGCCCAGTATGCATGCGCATGATCGGCAACGCCGGCGTCGACGTCGTCACAAGTGCATAGAAATAGAAGAACGCCCCAGACGCTCAATTGCATCTGGGGCGTTCTCCTCACAAAGGAGGAATGTGCGGTGGCCCAAAAACCGCACCTTCTATTTTATCACACATAATGCTATTGGGCGTTGACCCACTTGAGGGCGTTCTTGATGCAAAGCTGCTTGTTCGCAGTCTCAAACTCCTTGCGGCAGATCAGTTTCCACGCGCCACGATTGGTAGCCTTGAAGCGGCAGTAGTGCACACAGTTGTCGTCGAGGACGATCTTCACACGACGACCGCAACCGATGATCTCGTATGCCTCGTTGAACGGCTGGACGAACTGGACGCGCTCGAGCTTGACGGCATCATCGAAAGTCTTGATCATGGTGGTCCCTTCCTCGTGGTTGACAAGATTATATTACCCGGTAACTACCTGAAAGTACATACTCATTTTCAAATTCGTCGAAAACTTTTTTGATTTATTTGAAAACGAGTATGTACATGAACGCGTACGCGTGGGATAATGACCTTGTCAACCAGAAGGAGGAGCAAATGAAGCCCATCAAGATCACCAAGCAGGACCAGTTCGGGTGCGACCGTACGTTTACCATCTGCCACGACGAGGCTTGCGGCAAGGTGTTCCTCGCCGAGATCGACCCTGATTTCGGCTTCGAGTCGTTCTGCGGTGTGTTCGGTTCCATCGAGGCCGCACTCGACCGCATTGAAATGCTCATCTATTAGGAGGCAAAACATGTCACGATACAACTACACGTATATGCTTGACGACGAATGCACGTGCTATCTCGAGAGCACGCCGGAAGAGGATAAGCTGGACGAGATTGAAGACGATATTGCAATCGATTTCACTGGCAACGGCCTTTGCCCATCTCGCTGGCGAGCTTGAGCCGCTGGGCCTCCCCGCCCGCAAGGCCGGGGGGGGCCGCGCCCAGAGGCCGGGAGCCCAGCCCCCTCCGGGCGGGGGGGCGGCAGGTCGACGATTGTGGACACCTACACAGGTGATGAGAAGATTTGGTAATTAGGCCCATGAAGGAGAAAGGAAACACCATGGCAGAGGTAACGTTCACTGAGAAAGAGCTCGGTTTCATCAACGAATGCGCGATCGACAAGAAGGGCGTGCTGGTCGAGATGCCGGCGAACCCGTTCCCGTCGCTCTACCGCAAGGGCGTCATCGCCAAGAAGGGCGACGGCCTTACAGTCACGAAGGACTTCCGCGACATGTTCTGCCTCGACGGCCAGGTCGTGCATATCGACCTCACCAAGGCCGAGGGCGAGCCCGAAGACGGCGACAAGAAATTCAAGTACGGCGAGACAGGCGACGTGATCATCGAAGACGAGCCGATGGACTATGCTGACTTCCGCCAGGCGATCGCCGCCAACCTCTGTGACCGCCGCACGAAGGGCGTCGACGAGTTCCAGCTGATCGACAAGGCAGTGCAGGTGTATGACGCCGCGCGCGAAGCCAGGGCGGCCAACGGCGACGAGGGCACCCGTTCTGAGCGCACATGTATCGGCAGCCGCAAGCACTGGCGCTACGACTTGGCCGATACCGTATCGGCATATTTCGGCGTCGGCATGGAAGTCGACAAGCGTGAGATCGTATTCACCGGCGACCTGTACATGGCCGGCGCAGCGGAGCTCACGTTCGAGTACCTGTTTAAGATCGGCAACCGCCGTGCACAGCGCTGCTACGATGAGCGCCTATTCGCCGGCGAGCCCACAGTCGGCGTGTATGCCGAGAAAGCCGCGGAGTTCATGGCCGAAGTCGAGAAGCGCCTGCAGCATGAAGGAGCCGATATCGAGGTCGACGGTGAGGTCGTCGGCGAGGTGGTCGTCGACCTCGACCATGTCGATGATATCGAGTGTAGGGCGGAGGTTACCGATGCCTAGGAGAGTCAGATTCATAAGGGATGTCGACTGCCCGACGTGTGGGGCGACTCCGTCACACCAGAAGTGGAAGCCGCGCAAGATGACTGATTTAGACGATGTCGCGATCATAAGCGAATGCAACCCTGTCGATGCCGTCTATTGTCACCGGTGCGACCTCGTCTTCCGCGTGTCGCACTTCGAGCACGACGACACGTACATCACGAATTGGGACGAGATAGAGACTATCCCACGGTATTGCCCGTGGTGTGGGGAGGACTTGACAGACAAATGATCACTGATACGAAAGAGATCGCCGCACGCCTGCGCATCGAAGCCGATTACTGGCGTAACTACCGCAAGGATAATCTTATTTTCGATGTGCCGAATTACTTATTCAGTGACAGTGTGCTCATGGCTTTCGGTGTCAACGGCATAGAAGAGATGGATATGCCCGTTTACGAGTTGTTCGATAAACTGGCAGATATCATCGATCTACAAGAACGTTAAAGTAGTTCGAAAATACTTTCAATTTATCGAAATATCGGTGCATTGAAAGTAGTATAATGACCTTGTCAACCAGAAGGAGGAACAAATGCCCGAATATATCGTTTTCGTCATGCCGCCAAAGGGTGAGGATGCCGAGCCATTCGACATCCCGGAATGGGGCTACATCGAGGCAATCGCCACCGCAGAGCGTTACCGCGCACACGGTTGGAAAGCCTGTATCATCGACTTCGGCACGCCGTTCGTGCCGTGGCGTGCTGGGCGCCTGGACGGCCCTGATATTCGCGTCATGGCGCGTACATGCGACGAGGCATGCATCAGGGCACGTGCCGTCAGTGAAGATTACGACAGTTTCCAACGGGAGGACTAACGATGCGCGATTTCGTCTACACTGCATTGACGGTCGTGGGGATTGTGGCCACGGTCGTCGCCGCAGCATATGCGTTCGCAGACAGGGGCTATTTCGCCGTAGGCGGCGAATATGCGTTCCTGGCCCTGCCACTGCTAGGCATGTGCATCGAATATATGGTCAAAGACCGATGAGGAGGGAGGCACCACAATGCGGATCGGCGATGTGAAGCCGTTCAAATACGTCTATGCGGACGATCGGCAGCAATTCACGAGGCCGCTCGAGGAGGCTGCAGAGTTCTTCGTCGCGTGGCATTTCTGGATACAGCGCCGGGACAACCAGAGGTATTCGGCGAAGGCGCGCGACAAGATGCTCGACAAGGCCGCAGATGTGATCCAAGCGGTCGTCAACTGCGTCGCATCGGTCGGCATCGACGATATGTCGGAGCTGATGGGGCGTTGCGAGAAGCGTAACATGAAGAGGGGTAGGTATTGATGCAAATTGAAGTGGTCGTGGCCATGGAGCGGAGGCCAGTCACTGTGCACGGGCATGCCGGCAGCCTGATCGGGTGGTTCCAACGAGGCGGTTTCCTCAGCAACAATCAGAAGCCAGTCGGGCTCGTCGAGTTCGCAGACGGCACTGTCGGCGAGTATGAGGCGAAGGAGGTGCGCTATGTCGACCATGTATAACTGTGTGCATTATGACAGGGACCTCATGCGCTCGTGTATATACGGGCTCGCAGTCGGCGATGCCCTCGGCGTGCCGTATGAGTTCTGTGAGCGCGGTACGTTCGAATGCACAGGCATGGCGGACGGCGGCGCGCATGAGCAGCCTGCCGGCACTTGGTCCGACGACACATCGATGGCCTTGTGCATATGCTTGAGCGTCAAGCGGCTCGCGTATATCAATACGGCAGACATCGCCTGCATGTTCCGCCGCTGGCTTGGGTGTGGCGACTTTACGTGCGGTGGGAGCGTGTTCGATGTCGGCACGACATGTCGGAAGGCGATCTCAACCGGTGTATCCGGGAAGTTATATGACGACTGCGGCAATGGCTCGCTCATGAGGACGGCACCGCTCGCCATGTTCGACTACACCGACACTTACGATATATGTGAGGTCTCGGCAATCACGCATGCGCACCCCGTAGCCGAGTGGTCATGTGTAGAACTATGTGACATATTGCGGACCGTCCGTAATTCCGGCACGCCGGCAAAGGGCGAACTTCAGCATAGGTACGGGCGCATCGCGTCGAGGCCGGCCAGGGCCGTCAAAAGCGATGGTTACTGTGAGCACACACTCGAGGCCGCGCTCTGGTGTTTCTTGAACACGAGCTCATATGCAGACTGCGTGCTCACCGCCGTCAACCTAGGCGACGACACCGATACGACTGCGGCAGTGGCCGGTGCCATCGCCGGTGTGTATTACGGCTTCGAGGCCATCCCGCCGAAATGGATCGGCCAGCTGCGCAGCAAGGCAGTAATCGATCAATGCATTTAGAAAGGATAGACGATGATTGACGGGTATCTGTTGAACATGCGTGTGTTCAATGAGGTAAAGGACAGCAAAGGCCAGGCACTCAAGCCACTCGAAGAGGCCGCAGAGGTGTTCGGCGCGTGGCAGAAGTGCGACGACACGCGATATACCACGACGACAATACGCCGGGCATTCCGCGAGGACCTCATCGATGAGTGCATGGACACAGTACAGGCTGTCGCTAACCTTTTGGCGGCAGTAGACGCCACACAGGGCGAAGTCGACGCCGCCATCAAGCGTATGGACGAGCGCAACTGGGACCGAGGCAGGCTCTGAGAAATGGAGAAAGACGTGGCTAATATCGAGTTACCCAAAGACGTAGAGGGCCGCGAGATTCCACTGGATACCACAAAGTTATTCGGCGCCGCATGCGATTACTACTGCGCGAAACGGGCCGGCGGAGGAAAGGCTGACATGGGCATTCGATGCCCGAACTGCGGTGGGCAGATCGATTTCCATGTAGGGCATATCCCCAACGGCCGTGTGTTCGTCTGCGAGAAGGGCAAGCCGCTCATGCGCGAGGTCATGTACCACTGCCGGCACTGCGACTCGACCGTCATTTTCCTCAAGAAGTGCGAACCGAAAGAAGTTGATCATGACTGAGTACGAGCCTGCGAGCGGCTACAACCTGCCGCCTGGGTGTTTCGATAAAGACATCGAACGAGAGTTCGGCGGGGAGCGTCGCTATTGCAGCGAATGCAGGCACTGCATCGAATCGGATGAGCTCGACTGTTGCATCTGCGGACTCAAGCTGAAAGATGCGGTCGCGAAGCTCAAGGGCACGCAGCGCTGGTCGCCGAAGTATATCCTCGCGGCGGTCGAGGATGCGGTCGCGGACGAAGGCAACTGCTGTCCAGAGTTTGAGGAGTGACGATTGCTGTAAGTGGGAGGAGGAATAATGACTAACTATGAGCGTCGCCGATTGGTCGCTGACGCCGTACGCCGCGAAGTAGCGTATCGCCCAAGCAGCACGATGTTCGAATGGTGGTGCAGGCTGCATGAAATGGTAACTGGAGTTGACGATTACCCTGACCCGAGGGAGACGCTTTTGGCATTGGCGGATTTAATCGAACCGGAACCGGAGCGCACGTGCCGAATGATCGACAACGGTGCCGAGCTCTGCTGCTCTGAGTGCGATTGCAGACACTCCTACGATGACGAGCCCAAGTTCTGTATGGGCTGTGGTGCAAGGGTGGTAGAGTAGATGTAGAAACATGCCTAGAAATGATTCTAGCATACGTAGAAGGCGCAGTTTTGGCTTAGCGCGTATGCTTGCAGGGCCCCGAGGCAGATATTCGCCTCGGGGCATTTTTTCATATCTCGGGCCGAAATTGGCACTTTTCGATTTATCTGCGTGGTTGACAGGTAGTAGACGGCGAAATGCGACGTAGGTTGGTGTGCGGAAGTATTTCGGCCAAGTTACTGTCACACATGCTGTCACACTGCTTTTGGGCCAGTGTGACAGGTAGTAGGCGTCAAAACGCGACGTAGGTAAATTGTTGGGTACCCAAGTGTCACACTGGCAAACAGCAGGCCGCCCCTATATTAGATATTTTCTATAGGTATATCTAACATTGAATGAATATATTATTTTCAAAATATAGGGGTATAGGGGAGCGTGTCAGTGTGACAGTGTGACAGGTAGTTGCAAATACATGCGTCTACATCGCGTTTTGTCAGAACTACCTGTCACACGGTGCAGATAAATCGAAAAAAGCGGTGTGACACCAGTGTGACAGCGGTGTGACAGGTAGTCGAGGGTATACATGTTGACCTCGGTGAACATGCAAGGGCGTTTCGATTTTTGCGAGGTGGGTATATACGATATATGAATTTAAATAAATCGAAAGGTCCTCGAACACCTGACTGTGCATATGCGGTATACACAGTATACACAGTATGCACAGCCGAGCAGTCATTTGAACGGTCCCGCACGGCGCTGTAGAATATATTCCGATAGACGAGGAGGGATATTTTTGCCTTACATCAAATTCAACAACGCGGTACAGCGAAAACGCTATTGGCTCGGCGAGGACGGCATCGAGCTGATCAACGACTGGAGGCGCAGAGGGCTGTCGGTGAAGGCGATCGCCGAGGACAAGATCGGCGTTGCGTACACCACGCTCATGAAATGGCGCCAGCAGTCGCCCGAGCTGGACAAGGCACTCACCATTACGGAAGATCTCGTAGACGGCCAGGTGGAGGGCGCATTGCTCAGGCGAGCGCTGGGGTACGACTATTTCGAGGAGACATGGGCACGCAACCCCGACACAGGCCGGGAGGTGTTGACCAGGAAGGTCAAGAAACACGTGCCGGCAGACGTGAAGGCCATCGCCATGTGGCTGTTCAACCGACGTGGTGACGCCTGGCGCTCGATGCAGCCCCAGTTGCCTGCCGACGACGGCGACATCATCGACGTGAAGAACGTGCTCGTGCAGATCGAGGAGGCGGCAGATGGAGATAAGGCTGACGCGTAAGCAGGCGGAATACGTCCGCGAGGCGCATCACCGCTGGAACCTCGCCACCGGTGCCGTGCGCTCGGGTAAGAGCCACCTGGCCGTGCAATACACGATCCCGGACAGGCTTATCAAGCTGCGTGGCAAGAAAGGCCTGGCGTTGATCCTCGGCGCCACGAAGGAGAACATCGAGCGCAACGTCTTGACGCCGATGCGCGACATGTGGGGCGACCGGTTCGTCGGCGACATCAACGCCCGCAACTGGTGTGAGGTCTTCGGCGAGCGAGTGTACTGCATCGGTGCCGAGAATGCAGGCCAGGTATCGAAGCTCCGAGGATCAGAGGTCAAGTTCGCGTATTGCGATGAGATCTGCGATATCCACCCCGACGTATTCGAGATGCTGAAAAGCCGCCTCTCCCTGCCGTACAGCGAATGCCACGGCGCATGCAACCCTGCAGGCCCGACGCACTGGCTCAAGCAGTTCATCGACAAGGGCGAGGCCGACCCCGGCATCGATATGTTCGTGCAGAGGTACACGATCGACGACAACCCGTTCCTGCCGCCTGCCTATGTCGCAGGCCTCAAGGCCGAGTACCGAGGCACCGTATACTACGACCGATACATCAGGGGCCTGTGGGCTAAGGCCGAGGGTCTCGTGTACCCGAATTGGCAGAAGGCCCAGGAGCCGACATGGTCGCCAGGGGACGTACGCGGTTACTGCGTGAGCATCGACTACGGAACGCAGAACCCGTTCCATGCGATCAAGTGGATGCTCGACCCTGCCGGTACCTGGCATGCGGTCGGCGAGTACCGCTATTCAGGGCGCGAGGAAGGCAGGCAGAAGACAGACCCCGACTATGTCGACGACTTGGTCGTGTTCACGGACGACGCGCCTGAAGACGCTGAGGTCGAGGTCATAGTCGACCCCAGCGCATCGTCGTTCATCGCGCAGCTGCGAAAGCGCGGCGGGTTCAAGGTGAGGAAGGCCGACAACGATGTCGGGGACGGCGTGCGGGATACCGCGAGCGCAATGCAGTTGGGCCAGGTCAAAATCGGGGACACACTCACCGAATTGGCGCGTGAGTTCACAGGCTATGTGTGGGATGATAAGGCAGACCAAGACAAGCCGGTCAAGGTCGACGACCACGGCATGGATGCGCTGAGGTATTTCGTGAGGACGAAACGCGTGTACAAGCCGCGTGACATGGTATACGAGTCGCCGTTTATGGGCGGCGCAGACGAGGGACCCAGGAGGTTCGCGCTATGAGATGGGACGAGGTACGCGACGACAAGTCGCGCATGCTCACGTATCAAGATTTCGTGGAGGCGGGCGACGCCAACCGCGAGGGCTTCGTGCTGGAGGCGATCGAGCGACACAAGTCAGGCAAGGCGTACCGCATGGCGCGTATGGCCGATGCGTATGACCGCCAGGAGAACACGACGATCAACGCCTATGTGCAGAAGGTCTTCGACATCACCGGGTCCAAGCTCGTGGACTTCACCGCGAGCAACAACAAGATCGCTAGTAATTTCTTCCACCGCCTGAACACCCAGCGCACGATGTACTCGCTCGGCCAGGGCGTGTCGTTCATCGATGTCGACGAGGTCGGCAAGGAGGACGAGACCAAGGAGAAGCTCGGCAAGCATTTCGACCACGACCTGCGCACGCTCGCATATGATGCGCTCATCCACGGCGTGTGCTTCGGCTTCTGGAACCTCGACCGCATGTTCGTCTTCCCGCTTACGGAGTTCGTGCCTCTCTGGGACGAATACGACGGCACGCTCAAGGCGGGCATCCGCTTCTGGCGTATCGATAGCTCGCGCCCGATGCAGGTCGTGCTATACGAAGCCGACGGCTACACCCGCTACCAGAGCCGCCAGGATGCGAACGGCGTCACGAGTGAGCGCCTCGAGGCGGTCGATGAGAAGCGCCCGTACATTGAGAAGACGAGCTATACGCCGGCAGACGGCATCGAGCAGGTGATCGGCGGCGAGAACTATTCGGCATTGCCTGTGGTGCCGATGTGGGGCTCGAAGCTCCACCAGTCGACGCTCGTGGGCATGCGCCAGGCGATTGACAGCTACGACCTCATCCGCAGCGGCTTCGCGAACGACCTCACCGACTGCGCGCAGATCTACTGGCTCGTATCGAATGCCGGCGGCATGAGCGACAAGGACCTGCAGAAGTTCCTCGACCGCCTGAAGATCAACCATGTCGCGCTCGTCGACTCCGACGACGGCGGCAACGCCCAGGCATATACACAGGAGATCCCGTACGCGGCACGCCAGGCATACCTGCAGTCGATCCGCGACGGCATCTACGAGGACTTCGGCGCGCTGGACGTACACACGGTGGCGGCAGGCGCGACCAACGACCACATCGATGCGGCGTACCAGCCTATGGACGAAGAGGCGAGCGATTTCGAGTACCAAGTCTCAGAGTTCGTGCAGCAGCTGCTAGCACTCATGGATATCGATGATGCACCCGTGTTCAAGCGCACGCGCATCAGCAACCAGAAAGAGCAGGTAGATATGGTCATGAGTGAGGCGCAGTACCTCGACCACGAGACTATCTTGCGCAAGCTGCCAAACATCGCGCCCAGCGAGGTGGCGGCGATCAAAGAACGCCTCGACGCCGAGGATGAGGGACGCATGGGTACGCTGGTGAATACCACTGCACCTGCCGGCGATGATGACGATGACGATGACGGTATACTTTAGTGTTTAAGGTGGTCCTACCGTGAAGATCTATTCAGTTGACGAGATCCCCATTATTAAAGATGGGTTTCTGTTTAAGTATGTGTCGAGTGCGGGCGATGTATCAGGGGGATTCGCGTCGCCTAATGCGGCAATTAACTATGCGCTGAAGTTCGGCGGATACGAACTTGTGTCCGATGAAGCAGAAGAGCCTACTACCGCAGCCAAGATAAAGCCTCCAACAGCTGCCAAGACGAAGTCGCCTACCGTCACCAAGGCAGAATCTCCCACAGTTACCAAGACGCAACATTTCGATGGCTTCCAGATCGACACGTATTCAGACGGCACCTACGGCTACATGACCGACGGCGGCAAACACGAGAAGGGCTATAAGTCGAAGGACGGCGCCAAGAAGGCAGCCACGAAGCTCGCCGCTACGGAGCCGAAAGGCCCGCAGGTCTTGAAGAGTGAAGACAAGGGCGGCTATACCGTCAACACATTCACCGACGGCACGTATGGGTATATGATGCCCGACGGCACTTTCAAGAACGGCTACAAATCGAAGGACGGTGCCGGCAAGGCGGGCAAGAAGCTCGCGGCGAAGACGGCGAAGGCACAGGACAGCGCGCAGGCCAAGTTGCTCGAGAAGCAGGCGCAGGCGCTGCAGGAGAAGCTGCAGCTCACCTATGCCGATGCAATCGAAGGAATGACCTCCCGCATCGAAGCCTCACTCAAGGAGTTCGCGGCCGAAGATGCTAAATGGCAAGCCGATGTCGCCGTCGGCAAGAAGGATGCGAAGGCATACAAAGCCTGGCGTAAGGACCAGGCGTTGCACAACGACCAACTCAAAGCCCTCAAGAAGGCATTGGCGCAGGACCTCACCGCAGCCGACAAGATGGCGATGGCGTATGTCAACCAGGTGCCGGCGGGCGTGTATGCGGAGGGCATGAACTTCGCGACGTATGAGATCGAGCACGGCGCCAAGGCGAACACGTCTTTCACGCTGTACAACAAGAATACGGTCATGGAGCTCGTCGCGAATGAGCCCGACCTGCTCCCGCAAGCTGCATTCGACAAGGCGAAAGATTCTGCATGGAACAGCCGTCACGTCACGTCTGCTGTGACGCAGGCGGTACTGCAGGGCCAGACGGTCCCGCAGCTCGCCGCTTCGATCGCCGGTATCGCCGCCATGGACCAGCGCGCCGCGATGAAGGCTGCACGCACCGCAATCACGAGTGCGCATTCGCTCGGCAAGCTCAAGGGATACGAGCGTGCCGCAGGTATGGGTATCGATGTCAAAAAGCAATGGCTCGCGGCGCTCGACTCGCGCACGCGTGGCAGCCACCGCCACCTAGACGGCGAGACCGTCAAGCTCGATGCCGAGTTCAGCAACGGCCTCAAATACCCGGGTGACCCGGACGGACCTGCCTCTGAGGTCTACAACTGCCGCTGCACGCTAGTGCCGGTCATTGGAGATGTGGAATACGACGAGGTCGAGCGTGCAAACAAGCTCGGCGGCATGAGTTACGAGGAATGGAAAGCCGAGAAGCTGACGAAAGAGCAGAAGCTCGCGAATTCACTCGACGGCCAGCTGAAGGATGTCGACAACGAGATCGACGTATTGAAAGAGCTCATGAAGAGTTCCGATAAGACGTATTCAGGCATTTGGAAAGACCCCGTGACACTCGCCGATTGGGATGCGAAGAAAGACGCGATCCCCAAGAAGCTCGAGTATTTTGAAGAGCAAGCCGCAAAGGCTATGGAAGCCGGCGATGATGCCGTGTTGGTGAAGTGGCAGACGCTTATCGACGATACGGAAGATTTCGATAAGCAAGGCCAGGCATACAAGGCGCATGTCGACAAGATGTCGGCGTTGAAGCTCAAGCGCCAGTCGATCCATAAGCAGATGGTCGACATGGGTCTCGTCGAAGATTCGGCATTCAGCGAGGAGCGTAAGGCGAATGCGTGGAAGTTCGATTCGTCGGCTGAGGCCGACAAGCATTTCCGAGGGGTATGCGGTAAGGTCTGGCGTGAAGCCACCAAGTCACAACGCGACGGCATTTACGGCTATACGCAGAGCTCGGGTGCTTGGAACCGTCCGCTATCCGGTTTCCAGAAGCCGTGGTCGCAGGGTGGTTCCGGCTGGGAGAAGAAGTTCTACAAAGGTGTCGGCAACGTGTGGATCGACTTCGAGGGCAAGGGCTCTAAGATCCGCCGCATGACTGAGATCATTGAGAAATCATCGTACGATCATGATACATGGCTCGTACGTGGATGTGATTACAACGCCATGGAGTCGTTCTTCGGCATAGATGCATCGGAGTTGTATTCTATGGATACCGATGAGCTCAAATCACTCGTCGGCATGTCAAACCGCATCCAGTCGTTCGTGTCGACCGGTACGGCGAAGGGTAAGGGTTTCAGCGGCAAGCCTGTCGCGATGGAGATCTATTGCCCCGCTGGGTCTGAGATGATGTACGCGGAGCCATTTTCGGCGTTCTCTGGCGCCAGCTACAGTGGGCATAGCTGGGACGGCAAGAAGGAGCAACACAGTTTCGGCCACGAGTCGGAGATGATCTTGCAACGCGGCGGTTACTACACAGCGACCGACGTATACAAAGGTACCGACGGCAAGATGCATGTCGTGTTGGAGCTGCACCCAGAACAGGGTTACGATAAGTTCCAGCAGGACCCCAAAGAATGGACCGGCTCGAAGAGCAAATACAAGTAAGGAGTACCATGGCCACTGAGAAACAGAAAGTACCGAACCTCGAGCTCGACGACTCGTTTGGCTGCCTGAAGCGCAACCCCCGTAAATGCCGGACGTGTGCGAACGCACACGGCCCGGCGCCATGGGAGGACTCGCCCGACAAGTCATATTGCATGGCATACGAGCGTCGCCTCGGCAACATCAAGCCGGATGCCGTATATTTCAATGGCGCAGACTGTCCGTTCTATATCGGGGAGGAATGACATGGCTGGTGGCGTATCGGTGAAGCAGGACAGCACAGAGCAAGTAGTCGACGGCATCGATTCGGCTATCGGCGTCGCGCTCGAGAAGATCGGGCTTTTGGCCGAAAACTACGCTGAGAAGAAATGCCCAGTTGATACCGGTAATTTGCGTGGCTCGATCACGCACGAGATCGATACAAGTGATAATACCGTGTATATCGGTACCAATGTCGAATATGCACCATACGTCGAGCTTGGAACTTCGCGCCAGAAGGCGCAGCCTTTCCTGAGGCCCGCGGCTTCCGAGCACGGTGCGCAATACCGCCAAGTGCTGAAAAAAGCTCTCGGTGGCAGCAGTTAACCTGGTATTATTTATATTAAATGCGCGAAGCAATGCGCTATACAGTATGGGGTCGAGGCACGCACCCCAGAGTCCGAAGGAATGGAGCGAACACCATGGCACTTACCCGCAAACTCCTCCGATCCATGGGGATCGAAGACGAGAAGATCGACCAGATCATCGACGCACACACCGAGACCGTCAACGCGCTGAAGGACGAGCGCGACGAGCTCAAGGATGCCGCGGACCGACTGAAGAAGGCCGAGGCTGAGCTCGAGGAGCTCAAAGCCAAGCCGGCAGACGGTTACAAAGAGAAGTTCGAGAAGGAGCACGCCGATTTCGAGGCATTCAAGGCAGATACCGCTAAGGCTGCCGCCGACCGCGAGAAGAAATCGCTGTACCGCAAGCTGCTCACCGATGCAGGCGTCGACCCCAAGCGTATGGATGCCGTGATGCGTGTCGCCGACCTATCCAACATCGTGGTCGAAGACGGCGCCATCAAGGACGCCGACAAAGTCACGGAGAAGGTCAAAGGCGAGTGGTCGGATTTCATCCCGGCCACGAATACGAAGCCCGCGAAAGTCGACACGCCGCCTAACGGTGGTGGCGACGGCGCGGCAGAACCGAAGTCGCTGGGCGAGGCCCTGCGACAGAAGTACACCAAGCAGAACACTGATTAAAGGAGGCAATTATGCCTATCACCCTCGCAGAGGCCAAGGTCGGCATGGCCGACAAGGTCGACCAGCAGATCGTCGACATGTTCCGTCG